CCTTTCTCAGTGGTGAGGACATCGAGCACCGAGGGGCTGGTGTCGCCGCGCAGGGGATAGGGCCCGCCGACGTGCTTGGCCCGCTCTTCCTGGAGACGCTTCTGGACCTCGGTCTCGATCGATTTGTCGTGTGCCTCCTTCTCCTTGGCCGTGACGCGCTCGCCGTACTTCTCGTTGTAGGCGTCCTGCAGGGAGAAGACCCGCCCGGGTTGCCCGGCGATCGGGCGTCCGAGCTTGGGGTTGCCGACCAGCTCGCGCTGGTTCAGGGGCTCGTTGAACATCGTGTGGTGCTTGAAGGCGAGATCCTGCATGAACGCCACGACGTCGACGTAGCCGCGTTCGCGGTCGGAGAGGCGCGCATCGAGCAGACCGTCGATGGTCTCCTCGATCGTTTTCTTGACGTCGACCGGGACCCGCTTGTCCTTGTCCTTGTCGTCGTCCGGATCACCGCCCGCCTTCAGCCGCTCGTACTCGGTCTTCAGGGTGGGGTACTCCTTCAGCGCCGCCTCGTTGGTTTTGTACCAGCGGTCGTTCCGCTCGTAGAGATCCGTGGCGGCGGTGAGCTTGTCCTTCAGCTCCTGATCCTGGGTCTTGATCGCATCCATGTGCTTCGAGTAGTCGGCGCGAGCCAGTACGCCGTCGCCCAACAGGGTGACCGCGTCCTTCGCGACGCTGTTCTCGAAGGCGGTCTTCACCTGTGCGCGCACTCCCTCGTCAGGGATCTTGGCGAGCACGCCAGCAAGGAACGCCTGGCCGTCCTCGAACGCGCCGAGGATCCCGGTGATCCCCAGGGCGACGAGTGACAGGAGCCATGAAGGGTCGGTTACGAGGTACATCTGTTACTCCGTCTACGTCAGGCCAGCGCCTCTCCGGAGGATCCGGAGGCCAGCGCCTCTGGCGTGTTAGGGGGCCGATCCGGCGCCGGCGATCCCGCGATCGATCCCGCCCATCGGTGGGGCGGGGCCGGCTGCTGTCGGAGCCACGGGGCCTGCGCCGGCCGTCATGATCTCCGCCAGGTACTGCTGCAGTAGCTCCTTGATCATCGCCAGCGCGGCGGCCTTGTCGGGCGTCACCTGCGCGAACGAGTCGAGCTGCTGCGACATGGTCTGCGCCGCCTGGGTGATCCCGGTCAGGACCTCCGGCGGCATCTTGTCGGCCGAGATCGCACCCGGACCGCCCGGCGCGAGCCCGCCCATCCCGAACGCGCCGCCGCCGCCCATCGGGGTCGGCGAGGGCGGTGGGCCGTCGAGCGCGGATCCGGTGGATCCGCTGGGCGCCGGCGCGCCGAACGGCGAGGGGGCCATCTAGTAGCGCCCACCCTTGCTCATCGACTTCCCACCCTTGGACGGCGCGGCCTTTTTGCCAAACGGCGGCGCGCCCTTCCCTCCGAACGGTTTCCCGGCCATCAGAACCTCCGTTGTGCGCTGAACGCGCGCGACTTGCCGGCGCTCCGGGCGTTGCCCTGGCTCAGCTGTCGCGCCTGTTGGGGCGGCTGGGTGATCGGACGCGCGGGGGCGGGCGGACCGCCGCCGCCCGGCATCCCGGGGAGCTTGCCGACTTGCCCGGCGACGCCGCTCACGGCTTTGCCGATCCCGCCGCCGACGCCCTTGATCGCGCTGCCGATCGCGCCGAACAGGCCCATCAGCGTCCTCCTGCCATCAGCGACCGCTGGATCGGCGCGACCTTTTTGCCGGCTTTGCGGTCCTGGCTGAGGCCGATCGCGATCGCCTGCTTCCGGCTGGTCACGGTCTTCCCGGTCTTGCTGCCCGAGTGGAGATCCCCCTCCTTGAACTCGTGCATCGTCTTCGCCATGCCAGGCATCAGCGGCGCCCGCCCGCGAGCCGTCCACCCTGTCCGCCGATCTGTCGGCCGACCGTGGCGAGCTTGCGCTTTTCCTTGCGGTGGTGCTTGGCGACGTGCTTCATGCGCTCGGGATCCGCCGTGACCTCGGCCGCACGCTGCAGGGTCCGGTGATCATCCTCGGCGCGGTACTCCATCTCGCGCTGCTTCGCCGACTTCGAGTCCATCGGGCTGATCGATCCACCACAGCACATGGGTCAGCGCCCTCCTTTGCTGATCGCGCGCGGCGTGGCGATCGGCTTGGGTTTGTCGGGGGTCTTGGCGACCGGCTTTTTCGTCGCGAGGTCCCGCTCGGCCGGGGTGCCGAACATGCGTTTCCCGGACTTGGGATCCGCCCACTGGACCTGGGTGTCGGGGCCTTCCGGCGCGGTGAACGGTTTGGCAGGGGTTTTGGGGGCGGCGGGCGTGGTGGGAGCCGGCGGCACGAGCACGTCCGCGATCTTCCCGAACGGGTTCAAGGCTTTCGCCTTCTCAGCGATCGACTGGGCCACGGGCGATCCCGAGTGTGGGGCGTACACCCCTCACTGTCAAGCACCGTGCCAAGGTTGAGACGGAGGAGCGGAGCCCCCTCCGCCCCTGGGCCTACTTTTTGCTCTCGGTGATGGTGGTCCGTCCGCCGGGCTGGTCGCCCTTGGTTTCCTGCTTCGGCGGCGCCTGCCCGGAGGCTTTGCGGCCGGCCGGGTTCTCGGTCTGGCCGATGCCGAGCAGCTGCTGCGCCTGCAACCGCTCGGTGATGGTGTTGGGGATCCGGATCTCTAGGATCGCGCCCGAGGAGGGGTCGACACTGAACGTCCGGTTGGTGTCGGGATCGGTGATCGTCGGCGGCGGTTGGAGCCCGGCCTGGACCGCCTGGATCGTCTGCTGCAGGAGCGCGGGGTTGGGCACGCCCGAGCCCGTCGGATCCATGATCTGCGCGACCATCTTCTGCATCAGGTCAGCCGGCGGCGGTTCGAGCGGCGGCAAGGGGATCGCCGGCGGCGCGCCGACATTCGGGGTCTGCAGCGTCTCGTGCAGCGACCAGAAGTCGTAGTAGCCCATGCGCGCGAGCTGGACGCGCATCATCTTCCGCTCGGTCGCGTCGATCGCGAGCACCGAGTTGGGCGCGACCACGAACTGCAGTTGGTTGGCGATGAACAGCGCCCGCTCGTCCCTGGTGGTGTCGTCCTTGTCCAGCTCCTTCACATACTTCTCGTCCCCCTTCGCCATCGCCGGCACCAGCGTGTTCGGGTCGAAGTCGAAGTCGACCAGCGACTGCCCGCCGGATCCGAGGATCTGCACCCGCTTGGCTTTGCTGAGGAACTGGAAGTAGTTGACCTTGATCATCTCGCTGATGTCGCGCAGGAACGCCTCGACCGTGCGCGCTTCGTTGCGGATCTCGGGGGTCAGCGCGTTGTAGTACTTCTCGATGGTGTCGGCCGAGGGCATCTGGCGCAGCTGCAGGAGCGCCTGCAGGTTGGCGGTGCCGGCGAGATCCGTGAACTTGGTGGTGAGCTTCTCCCACAGCTCAATACACATCGAGAGGATCTGCGGATTGGGGCCCAGCTCCTTGGTCCAGGGATCCCCGAAGCCCGGCGCGACGCGGACCCGTTTGCCCGGCCGGCGCGGATCCATCAGCTTCATCGTGGTCTCGGAGACCGCGTTGCGGTTGTAGGTGATGTCCGGATTGAGCCACTGCTGGATCCCCAGGCGGGCGTCCTGCACCGTGTCGTTGATCGCGTCCTGGACCGGGAGGAGATCGTTGAACAGCGGGACGCCCAGGAACTGCCAGGGGACCGACCAGAGCTTCAGCCGGCAGACCGGGTAGAGCCCGTGGAAGTAGGTGTTCGGGCCGTCGTAGATGATCGCATCATCGGTCGCGACCACAAGGCGCCCGCGCGGGTAGAGGGGTTTGCCCGGCGGGACGAGGTACGCCCAGTTCGCCCCGGGCGTGCCCATCGGGATCACCTTGTCGGTGAGGTTGTGGGTGCGATCATGGAAGTAGCCACGATAGAGGCAGAGCGACCCGCGGCGGATCCGGCGGGTCATGGCGGCGGCACCCTGGCCGCCTATTTGATCGAGCGGATCCGCCGGGGTCAGCAGACGGGAGAGCCCCATCCGGAAGCGGCCCATGATCCGCCCCAGGTTGTTCTCGGTCGCAGCCCGGAACAGGTGCTGCTTGGTCGGATACATGCCCTTGAGGGCGTTGACCGAGTGCTCCTCACGCAGGCAGACGCCTTCCCAGGTCTGGATCGAGCGCGCGGTCGAGGGGCGCAGCGGCAGGGTATCCCTGGGATCCCTCGCGCTGAACTGATGGCCGCCGCCGAGCGGGATATGGGGATCCCAGTCGATGCCGAGGTCGCCGGTGCCCGCGGCGAGCGAGTACTTGACACAGTCGCCGAGGTCGAGATCCAGCATCAGCGTGATCCACTCGGCGAGGAGATACTTGTTGAGGAGGTCGGCCTGCAGCTGCGCCTCGGGCGGGCCCTTCCAGCCGACGACCGGCTCGAAGTCGGTGATCGCGCTGACATGCGCCTGCATCGCCTTCCGCGTCTCGTTGATCGTGACCTGGGGCAGGTACTTCAGCTTGCGCTGGTCGTCGTTGCGCTGCTCACCGACGACGTACTGGAAGGCGCGCTCGATGCTGTCGTAGGAGGGATCCGATCGGTTGATCAGGTCGCCTTCCTGGGTCCACTCCTTGAGCCAGCCCAACACACGGAGGTCGCCGCGTGCGAGCGACTCAGCCGATGTGGCCGGGAGATCGATGATGCCGGAGCCGCTGAACTCCGCCATTAGCGGCGTCCGCGACTGAGTTTGCGGGCGGGATCCTTGGGCAGGGCGATGTCGCTGGTGCGGGCGGCCGGCTTGGCGATCTTGCTGGCGGCGTAGTCCTTGGCGGCGGTCAGCCCTTTGCCGACCGCCTGGCCGGCGCCGATCGCGGCGGATCCCAGGCGGCTCATGGCGCCGCCCATCTGCGTCACCCCGGTCGCCTTCATCAGCTGCCCCGCCGTGTCCTTGACGGTATCGATCGTGTCGCCCATCAGGAGATCCTTTCGTCGGTGACTTCGAGCAGCTGCGGCTGCAGGAGGCAGGGGGTGATCAGGCCGCAGCTCGGGCAGCGGTGCGCGATCCCTTTGAGGATCCAGTGCCGGAGATCCTCCCCGCGCGCGATCCGTTCGCGCTCTTCGTCGGTCAGGTGCCATTCGATCAGGACCTTGCCGTCGGGGAAGACCAGGGCGGGCAGCGGCGAGTACTCGGGCTGATTCTCCGCGAAGGTGACCGGCGTGACGCCGGGTTCGAGCGAGATCTGCTTGACGGCGTCCATCACTTGCTCTCCATCCCCAGCGCCGAGGCATTCCCCTCGTGCACGCCGGGGCCAAACGCCCGCCCCTCGGGCTCGACGCTCGACTTCTGCAGGGTGGATCCGAACCGATGCTTCTGGGCCGGATCCAGCACATCGCTGCCGTCGTACGATCGGGAGAGGGTCGGCTGATCCCGGTTGCTGCCTTCCTGCGCGTAGTGGCGCCAGACCATCGGCTGCCCTTCGCCGTTCCGGTAGTCCTGCTCCGACTGCCGCTCGACCTGCCGCAGCTTGTGGAGCGAGTCGATCAACACCGGGTTCCCGCGGCCGTCGGTGGTCTCGAAGCCGTGGAAGCTGGCGCCCTTCACGGCGCCGATGTCCATGCGGCCGATCCCCGGGATGGGGCTGGTCAGCTGGCCAC